CTTCCCCCCTGATTTCCCCTATGTCCGCGGATTTAGGACGTCCTAACTTATAGCCACGCCCTCGCCATTCCCGGTGGTAGTTCGCGTTTGAAAACGTTTCGCGAATTACCCAACGGATTTACACCAAATCAAACCGCAAGCCAGCAGAGGGCGTCGTCTGCAATTCCGTATCGGGCGTTTACGGATTCCCTCGACGAGTTACCCTTCGGTACTGCTGTTCTACCGTCCAACTCCCAAACGCGCGCACATCACCACCGACCACGTTGCAGGCAGGCAGAGCGTGGATTTGTTTCTGCTATGCGCCGTCTAGCACGGTTAGGATTGATGACGTACGCGCGGGAACGTACGCGACGGGGAAACCGAGACTAAGCCCCGCCTAAAACAATCGCCACCGCCGGAATCGAACCGACGCGCCTACCCCCGTAGAAATTGAGGCGATTCCAACGTGACGGAAACGAAGTGGCCCCGGCAGAGCCCTATGGGTCAACCCACCGGAGAAAGTGAGCATAGGGATACCGGGGCCATCTCTCTTCGATTGTGTGATGAGGTTGACCGCCTCACCCTTCTAACTCTACACCGATTTACTCACGACGCAACGTAACTACCTATGTCGATCCCTCTTCCTTTAATCGCTTCGTGCGAAAAAACTCCGCATGCTCCGGGTAATCCTTCATGAACAACCGCGCGTAATACGGCGCGTAATTGTTGTTCATCTTGAACTCTTCACCCGCCGTCTCAATCTCCGTATGCCATCGGATACGCTCGATGATGGCCTTGCTTGAATACTGCTTGAATCCGCGTCGAATGACGTCGAGCGTGAATCGCGTAAACAATTCGTACACGTGCGGATTCATTCGATGCCATCGCCACCATTGTCGTTTTATCGTATCTGATTCCTCGACCTGCTGAACCGCCGCCGCGAACAAACCATCACCGAACGGCATATCCGCGCGTAACTGATACTTGCGCTGTATCTCGCGCTCCTCTTCGTCGCCGTACGTCATGATTCGTCACCCTCATCCGTTCCCAACGCCGCCGCCTCGCAGATATGACACGGTTGCGCAAGCAAATGAAACGGGCAGAATTCCATCCAATCCTCTTCCGTTTCGTACCCACGTTCCGTGCGCTCACCATCCGGCAGATACCGACCGCGCCATTCCCCAACGCCACCCGTATCCGGGTGACGTTGAGGCCACGGTGCAAAAGACAGACGCACAATTTTTTCCCACCACTCTTCTTTGCGATGCATTGAAAGTTCTCCGGTGTTGTTCGCGTGATTAGAACGGCAGGTCGTCGTCCGTCGGGGGCGGGAAGTTGCTGAAATCCGGCGGCTCATGCGCCGACGGTGGTGCGATGCGCTTCCCACTTGGTTCCGGCATCTTTACCTGCGGCGCTTTCTCGACCGCCTTCACATCCGACAACCCATCCGGCTGTATCCCCTTATCCTTCCACGAAATCCAAACCGTTGCAGTCGCCGCCTGAATCGCCGCCGCATCTAACCCATAACCATACTTTTGCGACGTCTGTGCAAGATGCATCGCCACCGCATCCCACAACATAAGGTACTGCGCTAGAATCGCATCGCGTCGCGCCGACAATTGATTTGACGTTGACGGTGCAACCTTCGCCACACTCGACGGCGCTTCCATGCGCTTACCCGACGATGGTGTCTCTGGCGTCGCGGGTGAGATATTCCAGTACGGAGCCGCGCCCGGACGCTTGTTGTTCGGCGTTCTATAGAACTTCAACGAATTCCCGACCGCATCCGTATACGCGAAATCGTCGCCAAAGATTCGCTTTAACTGCATATCCGCCGACGTCAACGGTAGATACACCGTATCGACGCCATCACTAAACAACACCTGCTCACCATACGTTCCCGTATTCCGTTCGCATACGGTAACCTTCATGGTGTGTTCATCGCCGACGGCTGGTAGTTTGATGGTAGCCATAATGCTTGCCTCTCCCTCTTGCGTGTGAACTTCAATCACCGACCGCCGAATTGCGGCCCGTGTCCTACTCAATCGCGCGCGCCTTCTCCCAACCAGTTATAGCACGAACGGCATACTAATTCTGTATCCGATACAACGTCCCCCGCATGACGATACGTGACCCGATACGAATACAACTTGACGCGCTCACCATCCCGACAATAGAAGCACTCTCCGTACGTATCGCCGTACGTTACGACACCAACGGATGCACTTTCCACCACTCTAATCTGCATACGCTCTCCGGTGAAGTTGACCGATACCGACATGGTATCGCCCCCAAAATGATACATCCGCAACGTTTCCGCAAGCCCCCGTCCCCTACTTGACAAACGTTGCTTACGTAACTACGTCCCACCCGGTACTTGCGTTTTCCTCTGAAACCGTGTACTATGGGGAACACCTTACTAGGAGCGTCTATTGCCACTTGGTAGTGCTACACTTCGGAAGGCAATCAAGGTATACGGCGGTCCCGTCAACGGATTTGCCGCCGACGTATTAGGTCGGTCGCGCGTCTCCGTATGGCGATGGATAAACGACCGCGAAACCATTCCCTTAATTGTCGTGCATCGACTAAAGATGTATTTGCGTTTCCCGCATCCCACCCACGCCGACGTCATCGCGCTCGGCACCACGCCTGAACCCATCATCGAGGAAGAGTCAACCAATGAATGAGAACACCGGAACCCTATACACCGTTAGCGATATCGTGCGCGACTTTGAGACTACGCACGGCAAGGTGTATCGTATGATTCGCATGGGTATGATTCCCGCGACCGCAATTACGCAAGAAAAGTATAAGGGTCGCAAGGGCTGGCGTCATCGCATTACCGCCGCCGCCGTATTTGCGCTCAATCTTTCACCGCGAACCGTCGTGATGTCGGAGACACCGTATACAGAATCCAGCGTCGCGTGAACCGCGCGGTTCCCACTCCCGACAATACGCGCACCACTTTAACACGATATCACTTTCGTAGTAATCCGTGACGGTATCGCGCATAAGGTGCGCCAATTCCTCATCCGACAGCGGGGCGAGCAACGATGGCATCTGTTGTTTGCCCCGCTTCTTTTTCATACAAATCCCACGCGCTTGACCGCTTCAATTGGAAGCACAAAGTCTTCGCCGTCCTCTTCGTCCGGCACTTCGATAACTCCACCGTGAACACTTCCCGCATCGTTTACTAATTCGACGTAACCCACGCGCACTAACTCGCGCACCACATCGAGCAAACACTTTGCGACGACGCTCGCGTCTACCGCTGGCACCGAATCGATTTCGATTGACAATCCGTTGCGATGTATAGACACCGATGCGGTACGGTTTGATAGCACATTCGCACCGCGCGCAGGTCGCTTTTTACTTGGCATCACTCCTCCGCATATCGGGGTTGGTCATTGACATGCCAACGAGTCCGCCGTCGCCGTGATAGTGAAATGACTGCATCCCACGAGCCGCACCGACAAAACCTTCCGACGCATGCCATCCATCCGGTGGACACAACGCCGGATGCGTACGCACCACGACGCCACTCAACGTTTCAACTTCCGCCATCGAATGAAGATGTCCCGTATGTATCTCTCGATACGACGCACCACCCCACGCCTCGCGCGCCTCGATTGCCATCAACTCATGCAATCGCTTTCGCGCCTTATCGCCGTGCGTCAATCCAAACAAGCACTTGCCATACCTCACGTATTTGCGCGCCGTGTTTCTTGCATCTATCGTCACATTGCGCGCGCGCCTAAACTCCGCCGACAAAATCTGACTGAGCGCCACCGTCATTACCGCATCATGGTTGCCGGGAACCAATACGACATCAACGGGACCACGCATCGCCATGTCAGATATGACATCGCACAACGTCGCGACCGCCTCCTCTAACATCTTCTCCACGCGACCATCGCGGTCGAGTGGCGTTCCCTTTGTCGTCGTTCCATGTGGCGTATCGTAATGCAACAAATCGCCAAGACACCACAACGCGCGACGCTCGACAGGTACCGACGTTTCTAACAACTCCGCAACCGATTCGCGAATCAATTGCGTTGCGATAGAGATGTCGTAATCCCCCCATCCCGTTTCGCGACTCCACGCATATTTCCCAATGTGTGGGTCCGACAACACTAGCGCCTGCAATGTCTTCGACGTATTGCTCTTGGTCTTTGACTGACCGTATACAATAGGTTTGCGCATCTCAAACGCACCGCGCACCAACGCCTCGACCGCCTCCAATACTGACGGCCCCGCCTTTGGTTTAAGACGAACAAAGACGCGATGTAATTCCGTCGTCTTTACTTTACCCGTCGTTACATCTTTCGTCGCGACTTCGTACTTCGTCGCTTCACTTCTATCAATCTCAAACCGCGTCATATCCGCTTCGATATGTCGAAGCAAATCATCCACCGTTTTAATTCGCGCACCATTGGCACGCGCCTCAATACCGTTGGGTCCGTTTGTTGCCTCGACCGTTTGTTCCGTCTCGACAACTGGCACAATGTTCTTGGGTTTCTCTCCAACCTTAACGCCTAACTTGCCACGCTTTAATGCCACCGCGGATTCCGTACGCACCGCATGTCCACGGTGAAACTCTTTGTTGAGTTCTTTTGCAACACTACCCGCGCTCATTCCACGCGCTGACAGTTCGCACAATCGCGCGGCCTCTTTTGCGCTCCACTCAGCGTAATCGTGTCGTGCGCCCATACTACCTATCGAATAAAGGTGACGCCCAAAGACACCGCTAACACACTTGCCACCCATCGCCATCGCTGACGCGACGCGCTTTCCGCATCAACGATGTGACGCAATTCATCAACCTGTTCTCGCAAATTTGCGACGCGCGCGTTGCACGTTTGTACCACCGCATAACACGACGCGATTGCAGAATCCGCAACATCACGTCGCATATACACCGTATCCGCGCGCATCACCGTATCCGTCACGCGCGCCGTGTCGTATTGCATCCGCCACCGCTCCGCCGTTACGACGCGCGCTTTATAGACCGTATCTAATCGCGCCTCAACAACGCGCAACGTATCAATACGATATTCCGCGCGCGCGCGTGACGACGGCATGACGCGCGACGTTATCATGTGTCCAACCACTACACCGACGCAAAAAGCAACAAAGCGTAGTACGCTCGAACTACGCATAGTCTTCTAACCGAAATCCCGGCACCTGCTCCGGGTCATTCTTCCGACCCGGAGCAATCTTTGCATGCGTCGTCACCGGAATGTTGCCATACTTGGTTCGCACCTGCCTAATCACTTCTTGCATCGCCACCTTTTGTTTCTCCGTCAACGCTTCCTTGCCGTCGTTCCGGTTCGAAAAGCTCAAACCAATTGAAACCCCATTCACATCTTTCTTGCCATTCCATTCCGACTTCCCGGCATGCCACGCACGACGGTCGTACGGCACACACGTATACACCGTACCATCGCGACCGATGACGACATGGTAGGAAACCTTGGAGACGGAAGATTGTATCCATGAAAGGCACCCGCGCTCCGTTGGTGAGGCATCAGCGTGAAGCACAATGACTTCGACTTCATTACTTCCACGCGAATTGTGGTTTGGTGACGGGTGACTGCAACTCATTTCCGCACCTTTAGTACGCCAAACTTTTTTCCATGCCACGCCGCCGCCCACATAAACAAACCACCGAATCCGCAATTCATCACCACTTCCGTAAACGGTGGCACACTCATCATCAACACATTCAACAACGCGCCAGACACCACCAACGCAAGCGATACCTTAATGATGTAATAGCTCGTCTTGCTAAACTGGTCAATCTGTTTTACGCCATCACCAATAGCTGTAAACAACATGATGTAAAACGCCACGCCACCAAACGTGATAAGTCCATTGGCAATTGCATTAATCAGTCGGAGCATTTTTTGCCTCGGGAAAAATTTTTCCAATGATAAGTTCGACGCCGCGCTGTCCTAGCACACCGAGCAAAAAAGCCATCGCGCTCATCGTTTGCTGACTTGAATTCGTTCCCGTCACAGAAAACACAAGCGGCGTAAGGAAGTACGCGCTCGACGTTCCCGCAGAAATTGCCAACACGTTGTCGCGCATATTGCCATGTGACGCTTTGCCAACAGCAATGAGCGAACCAAAGAATCCAGCAACGAGTAGCATAAGGTTAGATTTGTCGTTCGCCATAAAGCATCAATAAGGAAAGGGTGGGTACGCCGTTAGGGGTGACGTCGGAACTTCAACGCCACTTGCCCACGCGCGAAAACGAAAGTACGTGTTGTCCAACGAAGTGAATCCCGGCAAACCTTCCAACGAGTCTGGTCCGTATGACGTCGTGCTTGTCCCACTAAACGATGCGATTTGCACCCATGTGCTACCGTAGTCAAACGAGTAATACAAAATGCTGTCGGTCACCGACCCACTACTACCCGCCGTGTATGTCCAATACGCTGTGAACACACCATAGATAGGGTCGCCCGTTCCGTTCACATAGAAACCGCTAATGCTCGGTGCAGTTGCCGCATGATTGTATCCGTACCAACTCGCCAACGTATACAACCCATAAGGTGACGTCGATGGACGCGCCGCCGACCATTGATTGATTGGCACATAGCCACCAATCGCGGCAAAATCGAACGCAAACGGTGCCTGCGTTGGAATACCCAACTCAATGCGCACATCGTTCGCAGAGATGGTGCCGCTTGTTGGCAACGTCATGTCTTTATCATCCCGCGCAACGCCGTGACCTCATCCTGCAATTCCTTAATTGCTTCAATGAGTAGAGCCGTGATGTTGCCATAAGCCACACTCTTCATGCCATCATCATTGTCGCTAATGACTTCTGGCAATACCGCTTCAATTTCTTGCGCAATGACACCCGCATGTCGCTTCGCCGTGTCTTGCATATCGGTTCGCGTAAACGTCACGCCGCGGATTGCTCTCACTCGCGCCAACGCATTGTCGATGACGCGCACGTTTTCTTTCACGCGCGCATCGGAGTACGCAACCACGTTGCCCGTCACCGTCCAGTTGCCATCGATACTCAGCGTTCCCTTGATAGACGCCGAACCGTTGGTCATGAAATACAACGGCATTCCCGTCTCTGAAAACAACGACGGCGACAGGTTGGAACCACTACCCGTGATGGTTTTGTAGAAATACAAACCACCACCAGTTGACGTTCCATCGTTCAACTGAAACGCACCCAAACGACTCCGAACCGTTCCGTTTACATCGAGTGAAACGTTTGGGCTGGTCGTTCCAATACCTACCTGACCATCTCTCGCAAAGGTTACCGTTCTTGCCCAATTACCCGACGTATTGAACTGCCACAAATCCCAACCACGACTTGCGTTGTACTGCAACGAAGCGCCACCCGTCGTAGAACCGATATACAACGATGGAGCTAATGTAAATGTGTCGGAACCAGCACCACCCAAATCGTCATCGATTCGAATGTTTTTGTTGACGGTAAATTTTGCGTTGGTCGTCGTCGTGGTTCCAATACCAAAACCACCATTGTTGTCCATGACAAAACCACTACCAAACGTACCCGCGCCCGTCGTCACATAGAACACATTAGATGCTGGTCCCGCTCCAACACTACGAAATCCAATCAGTCCACCGTTGCCGCTGTGCGCAATTGTAACCGATGAATCAGTTGTCGCACTTGCCATGCGCGCAACCGTACCGGAACCCGCAACATGCAATGTATTACTTGGCGTTGCCGTTCCAACACCGACGCGATTGTTTACGCTATCGACGACAAACGTATTTGTGTCGACGATTAAATCTTCCGTGATACGCGCTGACCCCGCAAACGTATACAGAGTGCCAGGGAACGTACCCGCCGTAACGTTGTTTGCGCTTATCGTCGTCGTCGTTGGTGGTGCCGCCCACGTTCCATCCGCGCGCAGAAAGTTTGTCGTGCCACCGCCAGATGCCGGAGCATACCCCGCCGTACTCGATGTAAAGTTTGGCGGCGTTGCCCACAACACATCGCCCGTCGTCCCAGATGACCGAAGGAATTGCCCCGACGTACCCGCCGACACGACATCAAACGCGCCCGTGCTTGGGTCATACACCAACACACGAGTACCCGTACCCGATACCGTGTAACTCGTCTTGTTGGTTCCGCCGTTCGCAATCGCAACGATACCCGTGACGTTCGCCGCGCTTCCGCTGATGTTGCCAGTAATTTTGCTCCCGGCAAGCGACGTAATCCAAGACGGGTTCGCATAGGAACCGCTTGTCGAAACCGCATCCGTAATCCCGTAACCCGCAATCGTGGTAGGCGTTCCCGTAATCTTCGACCACGCCAACGATGTAATCCACGACGGATTTGCATACGAGCCACCCGTCGATACGCCGTCCGTAATACCGTACCCCGACAACGTAGTCGGCTTGCTTGTAATACTAGAGAACGGAAGCGACGCCGTGAGCGTACCCGAAACCGTTAGGTCATTCGTAATCGTATACGACGTGCCACTAAACGTTCCCGCCGTGACTGACGACGCCGGGATGCTTGGCGTTTGGAATCGCGCGGTAGTCGCACCCGTCGCCTGTAGAATCATTCCCGCCGTCAGTCCGCTGACCGTATGGTCGGGACCGAGCGCCGTCGTCGTCGCGAGTACGTGAGGTCCGGGAGCCGGATTCCCCCACGCCAACGCGCCACCGATATACATCAACGCCTGACCATTACTCCCGGATGGCGCGATAAAGAACGAACCGCCGACGCCATCATACGCCATCACCCGTTCATTGATGATGCCGCTAAACGTCGCCGCATTGAATCCCGTGCCGCCGTAATTCTTCGCGACGCTTGACCCCTGCCACGTACCCGTCGCAATTGTTCCCACACTTGTAAGCGATGACGCCGTGACGTTCGCCGCCAACGTTGTACCCGTCAATGACCCTGCCGGAGCGGACCCATTGAGCGTTGCCGTCACTACGTTTGCGCTAAAATTTCCAACCGCATCACGCGCGACGACCTTGTTGTTTACGCTATTCGACGTCGCATCGACCGCCACCGTTTGCGCCGACGTTCCATCGTAAAACGAATCTGGCGTCCCCGTGAGATACGTTCCAAACGTAAGACTCGACCCACCCGAAATGATGGATGGTCCCTCACTCAAAATGAGGTCATCGGGAATCGCAATAGGTGACGCTGACCGCGACGGTCCTGGCGCTCCGTCAAGAAAACCAGAAAGACGATAGAAAACTCGGTACCATCGCGTCACGTTATCCGACGGCAAGATATCCGCGAAGTATCCCGTGAGTGGCAGAAGCACCGCAATATCTTCAAACGTACCCGGAGAACCGCTAACATTTGGCGCGCGCTGTATGACGACGTTGTATCCTTCAATCGCGCCAATCGACAACACCACGCCCGTCGTGGCTCCCGCATTTTCGAATGAGGTAATGACCTTCATTCGCGGAGGTGCTGGACATGACGTTGTATTGATTGCCGCCGTCGTTGCCGTCGTCGTTGTAATCCCCGAATACGCGCCCGTCGTCGTATCCTTAAACGCGACGCCAAACGTATACTGCGTTGACGGCAATAGGTCGCGCACAATTTGCGTAATAGAACCAGCCGACGACGTACCGATACGATACGCCGTCCAATCCGCAGGGGCTGACGCTCCGGGATATGCAAAGATATCCATCGGGTCGAGCGTATTACCATTCAACGACCACGTGAGCGTCATTGAATTTGCTGTTGCAACACTCGCGGTCAATCCGGTTGGCGCAACCCAACTGCCTAACGTGACGTCTTCCCAATTCGTCCACAACGACGCGCGTAACTCCGCCTTCTCCGTGCGCATACGCACCCATACACGACTTCCGGGAGGCGCAATAGGGAGAAGGAACGCTGACGTCGGAATCGTACCCGGACGAAACCGCGTATACACCGTTCCCGTTTTCGTCGGTGACGTTGGTGACACTTGATACTGCACCGCCAACGTAACCTGTGCGGAATTGAGCGTCGTCGCATTGTCTACTGTTACCGTCGCAATACGTCGCGGGTCTCCGCTCCACGCTCCGACGGTGAACGTTGGCATCGCTGGCTGTTGGTCTACACCAGAGTCGACCATCTTAAAGATGGGTCCTTCCGGCATTTCCGTTCGCCGCACAATCTGCGCGATGCGCGTCCCGACGTTCGACTCGCCGATGCGATAGTTCTTATTCGGGTAGTACGGGATATCGATGATAACTTCATCACCAATCTGCAAGTTTGCCGCCGCAGAATTCGCGAGTACTTGCACCTCACTCACAATCGCGCCACGCCCAAACCTATCAAATCCTTCTTCAACAATTCCATCAAAGAATTTCGTAACCACATCCGGGGACAACACAAACGCCGTTGTAAGAACCGTCGCTGACCCGTCGTGTACCATACCCGGAAACGTGTATGCAACCTCTCTCGTTGCCAACGTTGTATTGCCTACATTCTGTCGCAACAGCGACGCCTCAACCTGCACCATGCCATCCGCAGGTGGGTCCACTTTGTTGTCCGGGTCCGGTACAAATGGCACCAACGCTTTAGACGTCAACTTAAAACTTGTTACCAGCGTCGCCTCATCAACATCAAACACCACGGGTGGCGTGTCGCCGACAATATCGTTTGCGCCAATCGTCACGCTTGGTGCAATGCTTCGCGCAATTCGCGTCGGAAAAAATTCCTGTTGCCCATTGCTATTTGTACGCGCAGAAAATCCGAACGGTCCGAACAACGACTCGGACAGAAACTCACTCATGTTGACAGGTACGGTAATCCGCAACGCAAGCGTAACGTCATCACCGATTGCTTGCTTGGTATTGTTGAGCGACGACGTACTGTACGGAATACTCACCGTGCTATACAACTTTGCAACGATATCGACCGGATGCTCGTTGATATACAACGGGTTAATCTCTGACACTTCGCGCTCTAGAATACGAACGCGCACTCGCTCATTTGTAGGTGGATACGACACCGACTGTCCGGGGTCTAGCTCCACGTATACAAAATTTTGACGACTGATATCGGGTCCAAGATTTCTATCACCCGCACCCGACGAACTGTAAAACGCCGGAGTAAACGCCGCGCGCACGGAACCGTACCACGTTCCCGTGCTACCCACCACCATAGCCACCAACTTCGGATATGCAAAGACGTACTCACGATTGCGCAACTGTTCATAGTTTGCGCCAGTTAACGACGCAATGGGTGGCAACCTTTCGAGAAAGTTGCGCGCGTCATACATGAATCTCCCAAACGTCGGGTATGGGTTTCGCGCGTATGACGGTGGGTCATACGCCGCCTGAAACGCCAACGCCAGATATCCGCTTTGCACTTCGCGCCACAGAAATTCCCAACCGCCAGACGCGCGCAACGGTCCGAAGTTTTCAATGACCGGACCACCCAAAATACACCCGCGATTAGGAAACTCTAGACGCTCACTTACTGTCGACCACGTAAACGCCGTATGCGTAGACTCTACGCGACGCGAATCGGAAACCGTCAACGCATACGTAATAGCATCCGTTTGACGAATGTTTGTCAGATATCCAAACATCCAAATACTCCACGACGACCCACCATCGCGCGTACACTCTAGCTTCGCGCGACGCGACAACAACTGTTGCCGATAGTTGTTGTCTTCGAGTTTGTTCGTAATAAGACGAACCGTTCCCGTCGCCGTGCTACCCGTGACGACATCCGCCACTTCGACAACATACGCACCCGAGCGCACACCGCCCGTCAGTAAGTCAACTTCTTGCCCATCGCCATTCGGAGCGTTGACGATATACGGATTGTCGTCGCCACGAATAGACGTGATGTACGGTTCGCCATTGAACAACTCTGGCGTCACACCATCTGTCTGGTAAATCGTAAGGCGAAAAGCGATGTTCATCTATGCTCTCTATTTAGTATTCGCAAATCATCGCGCTTGGCGATGCATCGACATTGATTAGCACGAACGTCATCGAATACAACAGCAACGCCTTATCTTGAAGCGCAATTGACACATCGCCACCCGGAGCTAAGCAACACGTATCGTATACATTGTTGTTGCTATCTTCCGTATCTACTTCCACCGTTCCGCCACCAAGCAACCATGCCTGACACCGCAACATGTCATCCATCTTGGTATTCGGAATCTCGTTCATCGTAAACGACGCGCCGTAATCCGTACGAAATGCAAACTGATATCGCATCCCCGTACCGAGTGCTGTGGTCGCGGGACCAATGGGCTTTTGAAATGGCGTCCAATCCGCAAAGCGCGAACCAAGTCCGTCGCTCACCGCCGTCGTGCCATTGTCGAGCGTGACGCTTCCAACGTCATCTGTGAAAGAGATAGAAGCCATTACGGAAGTCTCCCACGATTGTTGGCCTTATTCATCAATTCTTGAATAGCGCGCTGTGCCGACGGGTCATTCGGTCCAATGACGGTGACGTTCATCGGGGTCATCGGATTCATACCCGAACCCGTCGTTGCAGACGTAGAACCAAATACCAACTGTGTCGTGGGTAATCCGGGTGCTACACTATTGCCACCGAACGACCGCACACTCGACGCCGCTCCGCCTTTCTGACCGCCAAACATTCCACGCGCTACACCCTTCAACGCCGACCCCGCCGCAATCAACGCAATCGCCGCGACGAGTGACGTCTCGGGATTCAAGAAGGTGAGACCATCCATGATGGTTTTCATCAATCCCGCAAACGTCGCCGACTGCGTACCGAACGCAATCATCGCGTCACCAAGTCCCGCGAGCATCATTGACGACATCGCTTTAAATCCTTCACTAATACTACCCGACGCAATCGCCTGTTCGATGCCACCCGTAATACCGCCAACAAGGGCCGCACTCATGGTTTGCTGAAATGTCGTTTGCATTTCCAACGCCAACGCCTCAGCTTCACTTAAGATAAGTGGCTTTGCCGCAGGGATTAGACCAGCCAGCTTTGCCCGCAAATCTTGCAAAAATGCACCACGTGGCTGTGGTGTAAAAAACGTCATCCCCTCGCGCTGACCGAGTTCCTCAATTGTCGGCTTCTTGCGACCACCCGAACCAAATGCGTCGCCCATTCCACCAAGTGCGCCCGACATATCACGTGCGGCACTCGTACCCATCACCACTTCCGTTCGCCAATCCCTTAAACGATTCTGCAATCCTTCAAAATAGGTATCGTTTTCCGATACCTTCTCGTTCATATCATCAACCATCCTCCCAATATCATCGCCAATACCGGGAAGCAGAGTGCCAAACGCACCTATAAACGTCAATGCCGCCGCACCAATTGCCGCAAAGAATCGCACAATGGCTAGGCCAACTTGAGCAACCAATGAACCAATGGTGACGATACCCTTTATAAAATTCTCGAAGACAAACTGAACTGGTCCTTTTAATACGCGCACCATGTCATTGATGGCGTTGATTGAACCAACCATCGAGTTACCAGTTTTTTCATTTGCCTCAAACAAATTCCCGAACTGTTCGCGCAATGCCGCCAATGCACCGCCCAACGTATTGCGATACGCCTCCGCCGCTCCATTGAGGCGACCTTCCAACTGTTTAAGAATGATGCCTTGCGCTTCCGTAACGCGCCCAGACTCCGCCAACGCTTTGATATACTTCTGTTGGTCTTCAGAAAAGAGGCGCGTCTGTCTATTGAGCGCCGTCAGTCCATTCGCAGGGTCTTGCAACGCCTTACCAACCATCGACGCCGCGCTCGACAAATCAATGCGCAACTTGGTTGCAAGGTCAAGAATCGCTGGCAAACTCTGTTCGTAAATCGCACCACTAATGTTGGTATACATCAACAATAGTGCTTGCGCCGAGCCAATGGCTTCATCGCCAAACGCGCTGACATTCATCAACGCTTCCGCTTGCTTGTTCAACGACTCAATGGTTTGACCGCTCGCGCCATTCGTCGCCGCTAATGCGCTCGCCAAATCCGCCTGTACGCGCTGTGACTCCGCCGTCTCTGCAACAAACTTATTGAGCGCATACGTCACCGAAGCAAACGTCGCTACCGTCTTTGCAACTTCAGCACCAAGAGTGCGCAACGATGCTTTGAGCGTTGCCGACCCCTCTTCCTTCAACAACAGCGAGAGTGCCATCACATCAACCATCTGTATCCCCTCGCGTGACAGGTTGCAACGACTGATGCGCTTGCATCATTTTTTTCATACGCTCGCGCGCATCATCCATCATATGCGATAACTGTCCCGCCGCCTTTAGATATCGCATCTCCATCTTTTGTAAGTCCGCAGGTTGGTGGAACGCTATGGCAATCATGCCAGCCATATCCGTACGCTCCCCCAACCGTCGCACCCTTTCCTCTTCCTCCATCGACATCAACTCATAATACGTCCACAACATCAACGCGAACGGACTCTTCGCAATCACATCAATACGTTGTCCCAACTCTTTCGCACATACGACAAGAACTCGTCGCACATACTGTTCATACGTCCACTCCACCGCAACGGAACCACCCTTTTGCTCCGTTGCGGTTTTTAGTTTTTTTCAATCGCCTTTGCAATCATCGCTTCGACTTCTTCCACCGAATTGCGCGACAATTGCACCACCGCCGTCAACTGCTCCAACGACAACCGCCGAACCTCATCTTCCGTCAAATCGGGACACGATGACCGAACCACTTCTAGCAATGCCTCTAGAAGAAGCGCCCCGCTTTCATCCTTCGTTCCGTATACCGACGCAACCTTATGCGCTGATGTACCAGACAGAGGATGTACCACAATCTCGCGCCCGAACAACTTGACGCGCGGCAAACGTGACGGGCTGACTAGACTATCGAGGTCGATGAGTGACATTGGTTGGTTAGTAGTGGAATACTACGGGTTGACCGTCGCGAGGTACTCAATACGATACGGCGCAGTCCCGGTGCCGTCATAGCCAGCCCACTCGGTATCAAGGCGAGCTTCGACTTCGATTGCAATCGCAATCTCGGCACCATCCTGTGAGGTGATGTCATACTTCGTCACCATCGCCGACGGGAACCGAACCTGCACATACTCACCGTTGCCACGGAGCCACAACGCGCGCACATCAGCGAGGTACGACGTCATGAGTTCACCCGCCGCCACCGGAGCGTAAGACGACTGCGCGCCCGTCCACTCCCCCGCCGCCGTATCCGTCGCCCCCGGCTCAACCTGCTGAACGTTGGTCGTCGAATACTGGATGCAGGTGCCGGAAATCTTTGGCATCATCATCGTCTTGCGGTCGAGTCCCTTCACGGGCGAACGCTTGCCATCAAAATCAATGTTGCGATACGTGATGCCGGGGTCAAACTTCAGTCCGCCAGCAAACGCGCCGAACACCGTCGTGCCAACATACAGCACACCGGAGTCGAGTACGACGTCATCCGGGAACGCCGTGGTAAAACCAGTAAGAGGAGCAGTCATCGCATTACCCTACGTAAAAAGTGAACCACCTATTGCGCTTCCGCGCGGGACGTCAACACTACAGGCCACAAAAACAAATCGTACACACCAACTACACCCACCACATTGCTATCGGCTGGCGTAGAGAATTGCGGAAGCGTTTGTCGATTCCTCGACCGCCCAACCGTCAACCCCGAACGCGCATCCGTTAGCGATGTAAGGCATTGGTCGACGATATCCATCGCAGATTCCACCAACGGCAACTGCGACTCCGGCTTCCCAATGCATTGCACCTCTAGCGTTGCAATCTCCCTATATCCATTATAAGCCGATTGGCTCGTTCTATTCAATAGCAACGTGATATACGGGAATACAACGGGCGATGGCACCGCGCGAACGTATACGCGCTCCTGTTCCCCAATGAAGTCGCCCAACCGCTCGCCACACGACGACGTATACGCGAGCAACGTATTACGCAACGTCGCGTAGATTTGCACCGTCGATGCCGTCGATGGCAACTGCAACGTATTAGGTACGACGTATTTCGGCTTACTCATCCAAGTTTACCTAAAGAACGTTTGACAGTCGCCGCGAACAACTTTCTACCGTTTTCACGTTGTTCAAGTGCGGTCGGCATCCAAATCTTCACGGGCGGTTCCTCTTCACCCGTAAACACATTGTAATGCCCCATCTCCCAATACAGCGCCTCGATGAACTTGGTGCCGACTCGTATCTCATACGAATCGTTTACCTTTTCCGGCTCCGTGCGATTGATACTCGCGCGCACTCCCAACGTGTGACGAAACGCTCCGCCTTTATAGTAATCAGCTTCAAGGTGCGCTCTTTTAACTTCACGTACGAGCATATTCGCTACCGCCGTAATACCATCACGCGACGCCTTATCGTACGCCGCAAGCACTTGCCGCGACTTATCGACTAGGGTATACATCGCTCGCTTCATTGCGCGTACCGTGGCTCCGTCACAACCAGAGGCGTCACGACTCGCAAATCGTTAAACGCTCCCGCCATCACAATCTGATAGATAGTCTGTCCAACATATGGCGTGAGCGCAGGTTGAAGCAACGGCGCATGCACCACTAGGAAATAGATACCCGGATGATTCTCTGCCTCTGACATCACCAACGAATCAAGCGTCGCAATAGGCGTATTGCCATCCGTATCCTCCGCGAAGGTGACCGTCGCATCCTGTTCCGTCCACAACTCGTAGCAATTCGTCGCGTCGTCGTAATACCGCAACTCCTGACGCACTAGGTAGCTATTGTCCGGCTGAATCTGCTTGCTAATCGTTGTCATTACGGCCTTCCCTCCGACCTATCAAAAGCAATGATGTACGGTCCGCTCTCATCATTCGACCGCACGTAGGCACCCGACCCCTCAATCAACTGCACGTACTCGTCTGACAGGTCGCGACCGCGCGCGCGATACACCTTTTGCTTTAGGAGCGTCGCATCGTATCCCGTAAACGTGAACGCACCCGCGCCGTGTACAATAGACCACTTTGCCGCCGCATCCTGACCGCTTAATGCAAACGCACCGACCGCCGACTTAATCGAGATGTGGGCGCGCAACGTGACCGCTTCACCAACCAACGTGTACGACGTACCCGCACTTGCGCGCACAATACCCCGTGCCGCCGTACTACCCGTCAATACAAACGCGCCGACATCGCTCACTCGCGTCGTGTCATACGTCGCCGCCTGACCCGTCAACGTATACGAACCCGCATCACTCGCGCGCGTAATACTACGCGACGCAACGTATCCACTCAACGTATACGACGTTCCCAACGACGCGCGCACAATACTCTGTGCCGCCACTCCGCCAGCCAACGTATATGCTCCCGCTCCATTGACGCGCGACCAATGAGCCGCCGCGCTTTCTCCGGTAAGCACATACGCCGCGCCATTTGACGCGCGCGTCAGTACCGCATAACTCTCATGCCCCGTGACCGCATACGCGCCATCATACGCGCGCAGATACCGCTCCGACGACAACAACGCCGCCTGACCCGTAAGGTAGAACACCATCGGAATAGGATTGATATCGTACGATACCGCCAATCCCGCAGGCAATCCCGCATACGTAAACAAACCAACGCCGCCGTATCGCGACGTATGATAGAGATTTGGATATCCCGTCCACATGAACGCGCCGGAATCGCTCACAACGACGCGCTGTGTATTGATACTTGCCGCTTCGCCCGTCAACGAATACGACGTCGCGTTACCGTATACAACGCGCGCCGTCTCGACGGTTGCGTCGTAACCAGTAAGAACAAAAGATGCGGCACCACTCGCGCGCGTTGTTTGCTGTCGCGCCACTTGGCCCGACTGCACAAACGTGCCAACCGCCGCGCTTACCTGACGCGACGTATTGAGTGATGCCGCCTCTCCCGTCTGATTGAATACCCCCGCCGCGCACGACAACGCAAACGCGACACCGCCTAGTGCCGATATTGGTGCCGCGCTAATCGGGAGTAATCCGAGCATCTTTTACTTCGCGCCCTCTGCGGGAGCGATATCGGGCTTCACGTACGCACCCTGAAAGATGTCGAGCCGCCATCCCTCTTCCTTGTCGATACCGTCAGTCTCAAACGCAATCTGACCAAGCTGTTCCGCCTTCTGCTGAAACTCGGCGACCAACTGCTGGCAAAGGACAAGAACAGCGGGGGATGGCTTCTTCTGGTCGGACACAATCACTCCTGTGAAGTTGGTGAAACGGGTGGTGTAACGGGAACAAGCGGGAGAGGCGTCACCGACACCGGAGGCACGGGTGCAGGTTCCCACGGCGCAGGCAACGTCACAACAGGCGGATGAATCTGCGCTTCGATTCCCGCCGCGATATTCTCTTCCATCTTCGCAAACTGTTCGGGCGGAATTGTCGCTTCCATCCACCCCGCAACAATGTCCGACGTCAGTTCATCGAATGGCACGAACGGCGTTCCCTCCTGATACTGGAACGTTTGCGCTCCGCCCCACGACGACGAATAGAATCCGCCCTTCGGATTCGGAATATCTGACGTCCCAATGTAGTTGTAATTCACTTGGAATACAACATCCGTATATCCGTCCTTCACCGGATATGCAACAAACTGCCAGAAATTCCACGTGTACGTAATAGCCATGTTAGCTCTCCAATTGCGCGACGCGCGCTTCGAGTTCCTTAATTGCCTGTACCAACACCGGGACCAACCTATGGTAATTCAACGTAAGGTATTCTTCGCCAGACTTTGAATACCGCCGCGGATTCATCGGGTCGCTATTGTCATGCTCCGTATCGAATGGGGCAAGCTCCACCAACTCCGGGAATGACCGCTGAACTTCCTGTGCGCTCAATCCGACCTGCACCTTATCATTGTATAGATTGTGCTTTTTCGCAAGGTCACTATCGCGATACTTAAACGGCGTCCACGACACGACCGCAGACAACGCGCCATCCAACGTAGCTACCTTATCCTTCAATCGTTCATCCGAGTAATACTGCACCACATCTTGCCACACGAACAGGCGCTTATCGCCCGTAAACAACGCGCCCGTCTGTCGATTCCACGGATACCCAGAACCTATGAACCCCGTTTCCATTGACGTCGCAATTGACGCAATCGTCAATCCGCCGCCCGGAGTGAAATACAACTGTGCGTCATTCGTCCCGTCGCCGCTCTGGTCCTGACCCTCGAATCGAACGCGCCCCGTAAACGTCATTTGGTACAGACGCGACGCATTGTTCGGGTAGACATAGAAACTCGACGGCTCATCGCGGTCTAGGAATCCATACGACCGCGTGTATGCGTTGTATTGATTCCCATCGCTTCCCGCATACTTGTCACCAATCCACTGGTCTTCCACCAACACGCGACGGTCATTGCCACCGTACGAGTTGATGCCCACATACATCGCGCCATTGTTCCAATGATACTGCCACCCGTACGACTGATTATGAACGCCCGTAACGTTGCCATCCGTGCGCGTCATGTACGCAACGAAACCATTGCTATTGTCTAGCGTGATGCCGCAATAATTGCCGCGTGAACCAAGCAATGCCGCCGAACCGTAGGTATTGGGATTCGGATACCAATGGAAACTATTCGTGCCAGAATAAATTCCGTAATGACCGTCAACACGAACCCACGAATTAAACACGCCGTAATTAGCACCACCCTGCGAAATCTGAAAGCCGTTGTTCCAGTTGATAGCCCCGGTGTTATACAACGTGTTGTTGTTGAGGTACATCGTCCCATACAACCAATTCGTACCCGTGCTATAGATACCCGACGGATGATAAGACGCTGACCCCGTACCTCCGACGTTTGACGTTCCGTAAAACGCATACGCATACGAACTACCCGCCAACGTCTGGTTGCCCGACATATCCAACTGCCAACGATTCGCACCCGCAGACCATCCGCCGATACGCATCACGTTGTCGCTATCTAATCCAAGGTTGACAGCGTAATAGTTGTCACGATGGAACGCCATGACCGCACCGTTGCCACTTTGCGAAAACACGTTTAAGCCGACAGCGGCAACAGATGCGGTGTTGCCATTACCGTAGATATAAACGGGATATGAACCTGCTGTAAAACGTGTACTTCCGCTTACAATCCCACCGCTCAACGGCAATGCATACGACGAATAGTTACTTGTCGTAATCAACCCAAGATTGCTAATGAAATGCGCCGGGGTCGACTTGCGTAGATAGTTATCGCTTGTGTTTTGCGTCCAGATTTGACCGATAGACGGGTTCTCACCATTTCCCGCCGACGAATTGAAATAGGTACCAAAGATATATCCGCTTGAATTGCGACGAACGATAGTGCTACCAGATGCTGATTCATCCGCCGTAATCGTAGCCGAATTTGCTTGACCCGTAATTGACCCCGCAACATCTGCATAAGCAACCCGCACCGCCGCCGGAGTAGCTGGCGACACCTGAAAGAGCCACCGCGAACCGTCGTATGTCAGGTAGCCAAAATACGGCGCGCCAGAATCATAGTTGTACGCGGCATCGGTAGAATACAGTCGCTGACTTCCAGCGTTTGCAAACCCTGTAATACGAATACCCCACGTACCGCTTGCACCACTACCCGTTAGTGACGGTGAGTACGACGTGTAATTGCTTGAATCGAGAACTGTGCGCCACGACTGAAACGAACCGGACTGTTTGCCTCTGATTGCAATCTGACCCGTGCGGTAGTCGCCGAAGATTTGATGTTGCCAATCACTATTGTACGCTTGCGAATACAACGCACCATCGGTCTGACCAAAGAGTGCAATACTACCCGTGACGTATGAAATGCCGTTCGCCGCAATCGTATTGGCGTTGGTTCCGCTATTGCTTCCCGTGTTGACGAACTCCACGCCGTCAATCTGGCTCGCCGTTGTCGCGCTCGATGCGCTCGTCGCCGTCGCCGCATTACCGGAGATAGAGATGCCCCACGTACCCGACGCACCGCTTCCCGATGTCGAAGGCACCGACAGATTTGACCGCGCCGTCGTTGCATCCGTCGCACCCGTTCCGCCGTTTGCAATCGCTACCGTTCCCGTCACATTCGCGGCATTACCCGTGATGTTCCCGGAAATCTTCGACCCCGCGAGTGACGTAATCCATGAAGGATTAGCGTACGACCCGCTTGTCACTACGGCATCGGTGATACCGTAGCCGCTCACCGTCGTCGGTGTTCCGCTAATCTTGCTCCACGCAAGAGAAGTAATCCAAGAGGGATTGGCATAGGAACCGCTCGTACTGACGCCATCCGTGATGCCATATCCAGACAACGTAGTTGGCGTACTCGTCACGCCCGACCACGCCACATTGGTTGCCGTCGTCGCCGTGGTAGCCGTCGTCGCGCTCGTTGCCGTCGTCGCGTTACCCGACAGGTTTGCGGTAATCGTACCCGCCAAAAAATTTCCTGACCCATCGCGCAACACCAACGTGTTGCCAGTATTCGTTGTTGACTCAACATATTTCGGTGCCTCAATCTGCACCGCCAACACGCCCGTGTTCATCTGCTGACGAAGCACCGACGCAACTGGTTGATACGTTCCCGACAGGGGCTTTGTCGCCGTAAGCGCACCACCCGTTGTTGGATAAAGTATCGTACCAATTGAAAATCCGTTGGTATCAACATTTCCAAGTTCGCCCGTAACAACACACGTGCCGAACTCACCAGTTACCAGCGTATCATCTGACAATCCAACCGCAATGTCAGAGGCCGCTGACCACTTGACTACCTCGACCGCATCGTTGCCCGGATTGAAGCCAACAACTTTCAGAACGTTGCCGCGTTGTATATTTTCGTTTGCCTTGATTCGAAAATGAACTTGGTCTGCGGCTACGAAGTTGCTAATGTCATCAATCGTCTTGTTAGTTAGCGTCGCCGCATCACTCGTCGTGACCGCGCGCCCCGCCGCATACGTGCAAAAGACATCTTTGATGCCGCTAGAGAACGGCACCAACGCGCCGCCATTACTAGACGCCAGCACGGAACTACGGGTCAGCGTTCCCGCACCCGTAGTTCCGATACCGACTTCCCACTCATCGCCCCCGGCAATCGCGTAATACACCGCAATGCCATTTCCAAACGCATTGGTAAACGTCTGGTACCCCTCGTACGCCCCGAGTAGCGTGAGCGTCCCGGTACCCGTCGTCGAGGTACTTTCTTTTACGCGGTCAGCAAGTAGGGGCATCGTGAGTGATTACTGAAGGGTGAGAACGCCCGTGGTCGGGTCGAAGTCAACGGTAAACGTATCGCCTGCCGAAAGACTGATAGACGACCCGTAATCCCACCACCCAAGCAGTCCCTTGCTTGCCGCCGTGTCATTGTACAGCACCGCATACCGAAACGGCCCAAACCCCGCACCGCTCGCCGTCCACGTTGCCGGGTCACCAAGCACCAACTTGTAGAGGCCACCCGTCTGCGACGAACTCGTCTGCGTCGCCGTATTCCCACCCGCCGTATACCCGCCGCCCGTTGAAAGGTCGGTGATGTCAGTATACGACGCATCGCCTGCCGCGTTTGGCGTGTCGTTGGTCAGAAACACCTTCAGCGTATTCGTCGCTAGGTTATGCTCCTGTTCCGCCAACTGCTCCACGAACGCATCGAACTTGTTAAAGGCCGCCATTGCTGTCCTCGGCTTTTACGCCACTTGTGAATTGTGAATCCGAATTTGTTCTTTCAATTGGCGAATAGCTGAAGCAAACGTTTCCGCTCGCGCCGTCACCTCGCCCAATCCCAACCACGAAACCATCGCTCCACGTTCGGACGATTCCATTCGAATCGTGCCGCCGTATTCAGCCACGACCGATTCCGCGCGCGCCCTATCTTCCGGTGACAACCGTGGCACCCGTACGACTTCGCCATCAACGATTCGAATATCATCGCCGATACGCATCACGACTCCGGGTCCACTAGATGCACCCCATCCAATACTTCGACCTCCTCATATAGCACGAACGTCTCGAACTCTTCGGGGCCGATTTCTTCCAACTTGATTTCCTTCGTTCGCAACGCGCGCACCGTATACACGCCGCGAATGTAATTCATCGTATCGCTTCCAACGACGCGAACCACGCCCATCGGGTCCACCGGGACGTAATCATATACCGTCGCCTTCATCTCGTACGCCGTATCCACGTGCGCCTGTGGAGACGTCGCGACCGTCTGTGAACTACTCATCACATCCAGACGACCCCACCACTCGCCCGTAAACACGTACACGGGACGCATAAACCCATCCGACCCACCCTCTTGTCGCGCATAGAATCGCAACCGTTGGTCGAGCAATCCAGGTGCAACCGTCATAGCACGACCGGAAACTTCAACGTGCGAAGCGTCTTCATAATACGCGCCACCGTCTCGCGACTTGCATCCCACGTAATACTCGTTCCCGCCGAGTTCTCACTCGACGCTCCCGGCGTACGCCGCTGATACAAATCCGCCGCAAGGTCGATAATACACTCCGACAATACGGGTTCCAATCGCGCATAGTTTGCCATCAACGACAACCCGCACGACGCCGTAATCGTGTACGGTCCATACGGAAACGTCACGCCTTCCTTCGCGTAAATCATTCCCGCCACACCGTCCACCGTATACGTCATCGCGCCAACCGTCGTGCCATTTACATCGGTAATAGACACCGCCCCAATCGGTCGCCGAGGAAAAATCAGCGACCGAATAGGGGTACTCTCCGTCGTTGCCCTATCTACTGCCGTTTGCGTTTCCGCCGTAATCGGCACATCAATCCACGCTTCCAACATCGCCTTTGCCCGCGCCATGAGCGCAGTCAAGAGCGCGTCTTCCGCATTGGTTTCGATGCGTAGATACGACTTTAGGTCAGCAACAGTAGGTAGGGCCACGATTCGGAAAGGTTAGTGTGTATTACTCTTCGTCGCCGAGCACAACGAACGGCGAGTGCGGATTCACCTTCGCCCCAGCCCCGTCAACCTTGTACGCATAGGTCGAGGTCGGGAGCGGGATGCCACCGCCACGCGCAACGAAACGATACGTGGTGATGTCGTTGGTGAACTTGAAGTGAATCGACGACTCAACGGTGAGCGCCTGACGGAGCCCCATCGCGTAGAAGTCACCGTTCACCAGCGCCACATCGCCCTGCGTCCCGAGCGACGGGAGCAGGTCGGTCACCACAACCGGGAGCCCGAGAAGAAGCATCTGCGGCTTATCGCGCAGGTTGCTAATCCAAGTGACCATCGTGTTGTTAGTGGTCTGAAGCGCGAAGAGCTGCGGCATCACATTACGCGACACCATCCACACGCTGTTCGGCCCGTGGGTGTGCTTCGTATACATCTCGAACGCATCCGCCGCGCCAAAGGCGTTGGCGTTTGCGCGCGGGACGACGATGAGCGCACCGTTCGACGCATTGAGCGCGCCAAGCGGCTGGCTCGACCCGGTGCCGTCGATGGTGATGTCTTCGTTCATCTTGTTGACAATCTGCCCACCGACCGCCGTGGTCACCTCCGACGGAAGCTCCCCGGTGAAGTCATCGGCAAGAATTTCGTCGCCGAACTCGGTGATAGCGGCATACTTGTACATGGTCAGCAGACGCTGACCGAACGACGGCTCGCGCGACGGCTTCAGGTCACCTTCACCGACGATGGTGACGTTGGCAATCTTACCAGCCATCGGGCGGTTAAGGGTCGACGTCCCCTCGTCCTGAATAAGATACGGAATCCGAAGGGTGCGGCCCGGAACGTTGTACTTCTTCGCGAACTGGAACAGACCGACCTGCGTGTTTGACACGCTAAAGATGTCGGGCTCCTGCGTCAGCGGGAGAAGGAACTCGCCGCCATTGGTCGAACCCGTAATGGTACGGGTCATGACATCGAGCTTGCGAAGCGCCTCGGCCTCGACATTGTTCGCCGCACCCTTTGCCACCGCGCGGATGTACGAACCAATCGAACCGAACGACTTAATAACCTCACGCCGCATCTCACCCTTCGCATCCTTCATGTTGCGGAACTCATTCTTATCCGCGACATCGAAACGGGTAAGCTCCGCGTCGCCACCCTGACGCGCAATCTCGGCATCGGGAGTGAACTCAGCGGCGGCCTGCGCGCGCATCTCGAGCGCACGAATGTCGGAGGTGCGCTTCTCCACTTCCTCGGCAGTAAACTGCACGGAAGCATCCATAAGCTCGCTCCGGAGCTTATGCGCCTGCTCGCGAAGCTCATTCGCCACGCGATTCTTGGAAACCATCGGGGTCTTCATTGTATTACGTCTCACTTACAAGGGGTTGCAAACGATTGACGCACCGCCCTAATGCGGTCCGTCATACTTACGCCTCGCATCTCGTCCGATGCCGGAACGGACAGCGTATCTACAACAGGTGTAGACGCGGCCTCCGGTGTGGGCTTCGGGAGGGGAGCAAGGTACTCCGCCAGAAGTGCAGTACGCATCTCTGACGACAACGCATCCAACGCCAACCGTGCCGCCAACATAAGCACACGCATCGGGTCGGACTCTTCCAACATCTCATCATCATCTTCCATCGGCGCGATATCATCCTTGCGCGCTGACGTCACCGCCGCCCCCGGTACCGCAGGCATTGGCGTAATAGACACTTCGCGCAACTCAATCTCCGTAAACCGCTCGACGTTCGCGCCATCAACGACAACAATTTCCGACTTGCGCGGCATGAATCCAATTGAGAATCCCGTCGAAGCACCCGCCGCCATTACCGCCTTGACGTATTCCATCGCCGCGCGTCCCTCTTCCGTATCAAACACTTCCGCCGTCATCACAACCGCATCACCCGCATCGGACATTGCCGACACCACGCCAACGTGCGCGCGTGTTGACGCCTCATGGTCCATAAGGAGTGGCACCTTGCGAGCCGCGACGCGCTGGTCGATAGACCGCTTCGCACATCCACGCGCGAACATCGTGCCGTAACTATCTACGACGTCATACGTAACCGCGACGCCGTTTACCCGGCCCGCAATTCCGGGCGGTAGATTCTCTTCCGCGCGCACCTGAAGCGAAGAATGGGCAACGTGCCACACCTTTGTCACCGTATTCGAAGCGGTCATATCTCATCCTGTGTGTAATACACTAACGTGCAACGGCAGTTGATTACTTCGCTTGCATCGCCGCTCGGGTCCAGAGGATACGCCAACCCATTGTTGAACGTCTCGCCAATCGGAATAATACCTTCCGCCATCGCCAACAAATGCGTGTCGCGCGTCTTGTCGTCATCAAACGACAGCCACTCCTTCGCGACAAAGATTCCCGCCTCTTGCGCTTGGTCCCAACTGCCTTGCGACATTGCGCCCGACGACTCCGTGCGAGCAATCGCCATCGCGCGCGCCTCCGTATTGGCGCGACCGAACGCCGTCTGTTGCACAAGGTCCGCAATCTCACGGAACGACAACCCCGCGCGCTCTCCCGCCATAATCGCCGCCGATATCTGACGGTACGACGTCTTGCTTACTTCACCCGCCAAACTATTTGCGCGGTTCTTAATAGCGCGCTGTACCGCCTTCGACTGCAACGTGAAGGATACCGTAACATTCGGCACATCCTCCGCCCCGCGCAAATACGTCGGGCCAATAAGACGCTGGTACCTCTTGTCCCATCGCTCGCGATACTCACCACCGCGCGCGTACTTCTTACGAATTTCGTCTTTTGCCTTTTTCAACTTCGCATCCGCGCGCTGATTCGCATTGAAGATGCGCTCGACGTCAACGGATTCGAAATCGAACAACGTCTTGGCTTCCGCCTTATACGCCATTTCTTCGGCGTCCAATACCTTTTGCACCCGCTCCCACTTCGCGCGCTTCGCATCCGTCATCGTGATGATTTCATCGGACGACGTATTGCGCTCCGTCTTGTCCTTCGCCTCACGAATGACCGCGCGCATGTGGTCGAGGCCACGCGACCCGACTGCAAGCCACTTGATTTGCGCCACCACTCCCGCGAGTTGGAAGTCGCCCTCATGTCGCGCGACCCACGCTTCACGCAACCGAATAGCGTTCTCTTCCGCTTCGCCATCGGGAACGCCGCCACGCTTTGCGATTGGCGCGAGCTTCGCGAATTGCTCGTTGCCCTTTACGTTCCCACCCTTTGACCAAATCTCGGGCCAGTTTTCTTTCAGGTCCTCGGCCTCTCCGACCGGGAATAGCGACCATTGCGAATTCCGGAGCGACACCTTCTTATCGTCCCCATCGCTCGGAAAGTTGCTCTTTTCTTCCGCGCGCACTCCGACGCCTTCGACTTCGGACTCTTCCTCGATTTCCTCTTCGTCGTCGTCGCCCTCTTCCTCACTCTCTTCCGCCTCACGCGCTGGCACCGATGCACCAACCGCTGTAACAACTTCGCCCGTGGTATCGACCACGTTCGGCGTCGTCGCCGCACCCGTACCCGCCGACCCCATCAACGCTTCCGCAACGTCGGACGCAAGGTTGAAGAATACCTTTAGCATCGCCACGCCAGCATCGCGCGGCATTTGACCCGCCGCGACCGCCAATACGATATCCTTTGCGCTCGCAATCTGCGCGCCATTGAGCACCGTCGCCTCCGTCGTCTGAATCTCGCCAGACGGTGGCACCGCACCCTCAATGTTTGCGCTCGGCATTGGCGCGGCATCCAACTCCGCGGATTCCTCCGCCGTCAATGTCGGAGCAATTGCCAGAGCCGACGGCACCAACGTAGACGCCGGAGTAATCATCAACGACTCGACGGGCTCCGGTACGGGCGACAACTTCAACGCGCGACGCGATTCCTCGAACGTACGCAACGACGCCGCAAACTCCGCGCGAATACGATTTGATGTCGTCTCGTCATTCTCAACCAAATCGCGAAGTACGTTCGCATCATACGCGACGTATACGTCACCGAACTCTGGCGCGAGCCAGTTGTTAATCTCATCTTCGAATACAACGAGCATTGGTTCGATGGTATGCTGAACCAATCGCGCGCGCGCCTCCGCATACTGAATCCCAGAGAGTCCCGCATCGCTTGACGCCGACCCGATACCAATCATGCGCGGGTCCACGCCAAACGCCGCGCAGATATCTTCACGCGACACCCGCCGCAGGTCGGGAAACTCTAGGTCATTGAGCGTGAAGCCCAACGGTTTGATGTCCTTTACCGAACCAAAGAACGCAGGCGCACCACGCTTGCCACGCTCGACCGTGCGCGCCGTATATCGCTGTTGCATCGACAGCGCATCATCCGCCGTCGCCTCATCGGAAAGAATCACCGCGAACGTCGGGGTTCCGTCATTCGACACGACCTGTCGAACGTAATTCGTCGCCTCGTTATCCGCGACGATGGATTGAATTGCCGTCGCTCCGCGCGGATATCCAAACACATCCGGGAAATACGGGCGCGGCATATCGAGGTCGCGGAAATGCAACACATCCTCAACGGGTGCGTTGCGCACAATGCCCGACCAATCGCTGTAATCGTATCGCGCGGGGTCACCATCCGCATCGACCCACACCGACTGCAATGCTTCGGGATTGATAGAACGCAAACTAATGATGCGACCCGTTCCGCTCGCACCCGCGCGCTCTAGATGAAACATCGAGTTGCCGTATCCAAGAAAATCAACCGCGAATCGTGCGCGCAACTGACGCGCCGTAATCTTTCCGCCCGGATGATTGAGCAACTTTTGTAGCGGATGGTTATCGCCCACCGCCGACTCACGATTTCCGCGCTCTTTCAATACGACCAGAGGAACCGACGCAATGATATCTGCCACCGCGCGGATACACGCATGCACGACGGGATGCTCATTGAATCCACGCGCGCGAACATTTGCGCCGAGTGGCTTATACTCTTGCGGATTTGCCGACCGTACCATCTGCAAGCCAGCAACACCCGTTCCCGGAAACGTCGTCGGTATCACACTACGCGCCTCACCCTCCGGCGCATTAAACGTGCGAAGCGCATGAGCGACGCGCGAGATAATGGAACGACGACTATCTGTCGGCAATACGCACTCGGCGAAGAGAGTTTTTTGGTACTCTATATGCACCATATGTAAAAACTCTCAATAGCGCAACCCCCCCTAACTCCTTACACGACAAACCCTCCGCCGCCTCGCAACATTGTCCACGACACCGCCCACACCATCGCATCCATGCGGTCGGGACTAAACGACGTCTCATCCGGCGTCCACGACGTCATCTGTTGTTCCAACTTCGCAAACGTTCCCACGTGATGTATTAGCCCTCTCTCATACAACGCCGCAACAGGTTCCGCGCGTTTCGCTTTACCGCGCGACGCATGAACCGAACGGTACGGTATACTCGCATCGACCGCGCGCAACGTCGCTTCGACCATATCGCCACCGTTGTTTGATTCTCCGATGATTCTATCCGCGCCGTATTGTCTATACAACGCGATAGCTTTGTTCGCCCATTCGTGTGGCTTATACCTTCCGCTCCCGTCGTGTAATACGTATCCGTGTCCATCCTTACCCAATCCAAGTACGACGATACCCGTTTCATCACTATCCGGCCCCGACGTCGCCGCAGGGTCAATCGCTACAACCACGCGCCGGAAATCTTTAGTCGATTCCGCGACGCGATTCTCGATGATGAGTTCCGGTGTCCACAACGCTCCCGGTGCCGCCGACAACGAATCCCAATCTCCTAATACAAACCGCCTATATTCTCTTTCCGGCAGATTCTTCAACGCCTCGCGGTATTCGTCGGAGATGTGCGGATTGTCTGCCACCGTCGCGGGTTGAAAGTAATACGGCTCGCGCAACGTCCCCGCCTTGTGCGCGTCGTAAAACGTTTCCTTCACCCACCCCAACCCCGGATTACACGTGAGTAGAATCAACGGCGACGGCTGTTCCCCATTCGGAACAACCCATGACCCCGCGCGCTCGACTGCTTTATACCACGCCGCTTGCGATAATTCGTTCGCCTCTTCCAATACGAAACCGTTCACCTCCAATCCCTTCCACGCATCGAGGTCCGGGTCCGCCGTGATGTTTTCGTTTACGAATAAGATTTCGGAACCGTTAGAACACTCCATCGTCCACGACGCAAAATTGATAGCGCCCGTGAACCCCGGTATACGAAACTTACTTATCGCTGGCAATACGTTGCGACGAATACTCGGTATGTCTTTACGAACAATCGCCCACCGCGACCGAGGATAGATTCGCGCCAACGCCTGAACAATCATAAGAGCGAGCGACGTCTTCCCACTTCGAATCCCACCGCCATATAGCAAATAACGAAAGCGACCAGAGAAGGCCGCTTCCGCGAATTGCCGCTGTGCTGGCGTCTCCTCAAAGAATCGCGTCAGAACTTAATCTCCTTGCCGCCAATCACGATGGTTTGCGTTCCGATGGTCTGCTCATTGCTCGTCACATCGTACCGCTCGATATATCCGCGCGACTTCCCCTTGGTCTTCAGGTAGAAGATGGTCGCCGCCGTATTGTTATCCGCAATCTGCGAGTGCAACTTCGACTCCGCGAAATCCAACGCCATGTCCGCGATACTCTCTACCTCCGCGCGATACGCTTCGTCTTTCTCCATCCACACGTAATGCGTCGCGCGCGAAACTCCCGCCATCTTACACGCCGTCGTGACGACGCCTAACGATTTCTCGAGCGCCGTAATCATCGCCTTTTTCTTGTGTCTATTACCGTCCGACATATATAAGTTTTGCTATACGTTGAGTTCGATGGTGAACGTATTCGCTTTGCGCTTGGCCTTGCGAATCATTCCGGGGTATTGCTTGATAAGTTTTTTAATCGCATCACGTTCCATTTCTATCGTTCGATAGTCCTTGCATCCTCCCTCCGTCGTCCAATGTTCATTTTGCCAATGCATATAGCGGATACCGTATATCCCGCCGTATTTCTGCATATGTCTTAAACATATCTCGTAATCCTCTTTCACGCGATATGATTCGTCGAAATAGAATTCGCCATCGTTCACCATCCCCATGCACGACGCCGTGAGATAGGTTCGCGTAAGGAATGGCTTATACGGATAGACGGAACGCAACGCCGCTTCCGTCTTTAATCCCCACATCTTATAGCCCATTTGTACCGTAACGTCAAACGCTTTGACGAACTCATCAACCCAAAACTGTTCGTCCTTTATCTGAATCTGTTTCCCGTTGCGCATAAGCAACTTGGTATATCCCGTCGCCATCGCATCGTCATCGAGGAAGACGACCCACTCATCCCCCGCATTGCGCAGAATCCAATTGCGCGTCGCCGTAATACCGCGCACTTCCTTCGGTACTGCGACAACGTTTCGCACGTAATTGTATTGGTGAGCTTCCGACTCCGGCACGAAAAACGTTCCCGCCGTAGGAACGATTTTGTCCGTCGTCGTATTCCCCGCCCTACTCTTGCTTGGTATTGCGATGAGCATCGTATCTCTCTTGAAAGTCAGGCCACTTTAACACGCGCTCTAATCCCAACGCATCAAACGGGCTTCCCTCTTTATACCCGCCACGCCTTACCATTTTGAGTTTCAACGTTTCTTTGATGTCTTCCCACTCTAGAGAATTCGGGTCCGCGATTATGACGATGTATTCGCGCGGCGGTTCCAACTGCACCGACTGTTCTACTTCGACTTCCTCGCCATCCTCCGCCGTATCAATCGGGTCCGGTACATCCAATCCCCACTCCGCCAACTTCTCAACGTCCCAAATATTTGCGAGTGTTTCCCACTCCCACTCACCATACCCAACGTTGTCCTTAATGATGAACTCGCGCTGTTGCTCCTCCGTCAACGACGACGCGCGCACGACCGGGACGTCCACCAATCCCGCCGCCTCACACGCGCGCAACCGCATATTGCCACCCAATACAACGCCGTCTGCATTGACGACCAATGGGCGCAGTTCCAACATCTCCGGGAACTCACGAATCGACCGCACCAACTTTTGAAACGATTCGTCGCGAATAAATCGCGGGTTGTCCGGGTTGGGCTTGATTTGCCCAAGAGGTACGCGCGTCCACTCCATCACTCTTTGTCCTTTCGCTTCGCCGCAATAAGACGACGCGCCGTATCGTTTTCCTCTCGCGTGACGCGACGAACCTTTATCGCTGACAACGCGCGCACCTTCTCCAACGTCTCATCGACGTACGTAAAGATAAGCGCCACCAATCCCAACACGATGAGCAATAACACAAAGAACACCGACGCCACAATATGCAACGCTTGACCCTGCATGGTTAATCCTCCGAACGAGTGATGTGATGGGAATCTCTTTGTCGCCACTTGCCCCCCACGGGATACGCTCGCTCTCCGTGACACGCCACGCGAAGATTGTGAACGTATATCGCCTCTGTATTGGTGAATCCAATTTCACACACCAAGCAATACGATTCGCAATAACACTTGGTTGGCGTTTTCTTTTTACCCATCACTAATTCCAAGGTGAGATGTTACGACGCGCCACGCATCCGCCGCCGTCGTCACAATCTCGACCCGCCACCCCGCATTGCGCAATAGCTCATGCCAACGTTTTTGGTTATCGCTTACCCGCCCCTTACCCGTCGGTGACTTAAACTCTATCGCCAATCCGACCGCGCGCTTATCGAAGGAAGGCCAGAAACACAACCAATCCGGTACCCCCGCCTCGACTCCTTCCGCCTTCATCAATGACGCCTCACGCGCCGAACGCCGCCCCCCATTCGGCACCGCACACGCCGGATGCGCGCGCGTACGTGGGTCCGTCCTCCATCGCTTCACGAATAAACGTTGCTCAATCGCTTCAAGGTGTTGCGGCTTGCGACGTATTGCCTGTTTATAAAACGTTGCCATCTTCCCCACGCTTCGCCTCCTCCAATCGTTTACGCTCGTAATACTTTTTCCACCGTATCGCGTTTGCTTTCTTTGCGATTTCCTTCACGCGCTCCGCTCCTAAACTTTTGACCCTCGCCGCCGCTCCCAACTTTCCGCCAATCTTCCCGGCCTCCGAACGAGTCATTGGTCTATCCGGCATCCTCTCTCCCTTTTCTTTCCATCGCCGCTTCCGCGCACCCAATGCCACGCGATTCAGATTGTTTTTTTGCCATCGCATAACGTCCTTGCGTTTCCGCTTGACCTTACAATCATTGCAATAGAACGCCATCCCTACCGTGCCGTATACGGGTCGAGGACAGAGTTGGCATATACCGCGCTTCCTCCGTTCGCATTGTTCACACACGAATGTCACGCGCCCCAACCTATCCGTGTATTCTGCCAACCTTCCGCGACACGTGCGAAAGGCGCATCGCATTACTTACCGTCCTCTGAATCAAGAGTGAAGGCATCACTTAACGTCGCGTGAGCAATGACCTGCATACGCTCACGATGCAACTGTGCCAGCTTCGCCGTCGTGCGCGCGATTTCCTCATCCAATTCGCGCAACGTATTGTCGGCGTGGTCGTGTATAATCAGCGGAAAATTTATCGTCATTTACATCATCTCCCGATGTGAAGAGTAATCGCCGTACATCTCGCGCGTAAACGCTTCCGCGCACTCAAAGCACCCTGACATATGGTCCGTAAATGTCCATCGCTTAATGTAGGAACCGCACGGCATCGCGATGTAATCAAACACGTTTCCCATCATCGCATCCGGCAAAATTTCTTTTGCCGATTCGTGCATATCTTCGCATCGCATCGCGTGTTGTAACATCTCCACACCGTCAACACATTGTCCACAATATCCACAGACGCGCCCGTCCATCGCTCACCCCTCCCGTCGCAATTCGTCGCGCACCTTTCGCACCGCATCCAACGCGCGCGGCCCCATCTTGCGCCGTCCCGCGCACCAATGCAACACCGTTTGTGGGCAATACTTAATCGCCAACGCGAGCCGTGCCTTCGCCATAGAGAACCCCTTCTCCTCCGGCATCCGCAACAATTCCAACGCCTCTTGCAATTCCTTCGCCATCATACGCCGACCCCCTCCTTGTGAGAATACTTCGCAATACATACCCGACTGACCGACCGCCAAAACATCGCGCGGAACGCATACTCGTTGCGTGTCAATCGCCTACGGTCTTGCACCTTCGAATCAGCTAACGCGCTGTAATAATTCGCGCGCGCCTCTAATTTCTTCGCACCCTTATACGCTCCGTGCGCTTCCGCCATGATTCGCGCCAATCGTGTGATGTTCATTTCTTAATCCGTTGAGTCGATGTGGTACGTCATGTTACACCCCTTGCACTTTAGCGTACGATGTCCCGCGCGCGCATCGAGCCAATACGATACATCGTCCCAATCGTGGCTCTTAAACCATCTGTCCGAATCCATCCACGTGCCGGATTCATCCTTGCCGTATTTCAGGCAGACTTCCCCCTGTGCGTTGCTCATGCCGCCACCGCCTCACGACGCATCTGCCGGAACGATTCGATGCGCGCGCGCTCCGACTTATTCTGCTCCGCACACCAGTTCATTGCGTACTGCATTACTTCAATCGCGCGACGATTCTTCTCACCATCATTCGACGCGCTCGGCCAATGGTTCACCTGCCAATTACCAACCTTGTTCCGAAACACATTCGCCGTAATCGTCTCAAACCGCGACGCGACGCGCATATGCTTGCCACACCCTGTATACTTCCACGATTCCACCCGCATCTGCACCGTGCGCATTACGTTGACCTTCAGGTGCTTGTCGAGTCGCGGATTTTCAAATCGACCAAGCTCGTAGGCCACCACCTCAATCGGATGCACCACGGGCTCGCGCTCGACAAGGTGCTTGTTGTTGACCTGAAAATTCTTTTCCGCCTCCAACATCTCCGCCCACTCCCGCGCATCGCGCGCACGCTTTTCCGCGCGATTCGCAACCGCCTGAGCAAATTCCGCCACTTCTTCCAGCGTCGCTTCGTCTTGCTTGACAAGATAGTTGCTCCACTTCACGCGCCCGGACTTGAGCCGCACCTTGCACACATCAAACGAATCCCGCTCGACCGTGCCGTCCCGCTCATTCGCATACGTATACCGGACCCGATAGTCCATGCTGGTGAGATATCGCACCCCGGTGATGGTCACCAAGATTCCAAACTTGCTCCAGTTATTCCCGCGAACCAGCGTCGGGTCCTTCAGGTACACCTTGTCACCCTTCTGCGGCATCCCGATGGTGTGAAGCTCGACCGTCATCTCATTGTTCTGCATTGTTCTCTCCGTTGATTGTGGTTGACCCTACACAGCGAACAGTATCTACCTTTGTACCTACCCGCAAGTCCTACTTTTTTTCCGTCAACTTGTCGTGCAAATCAGCGACAAACTTCTTAAACTCCCCCGCCCCTAGAACCGCATCCCACGCCGCATCAACCGACTTGCCATTGTTGATTTCCCGAAGAATCCGCGCCAGTACCTTTTCCATTTCGCCGCTCCCTTTAGAGGTTCGCCCTACACAGTTGATAGTATTTACATACGTACCTACCCGCAAGTGGGAACTTAAGCCATTGAAATTCAACGACTTACGCCGCCGCCGCGACGGGGGCCACCTTCTCCCCCGTCACGAAATCAGCCGCCGTTTGCGCCATCGACGCCGCGCGCGCCAACATCTCCGGGTGCGCTTCGCAAGCCTTTGCCCACGACTGTAGGTAAGCCGCCGATTGCGTCACGGATTCCATACCAAACCGCGCAGAAAGAAACGCCGCTCCGATTTCCGCGACCAACTCTTCGAAGGCGTAATCGGGGTTTCCATACTTGCCGGAGAGATTGCGATTGCAACGCCGCTCTGTTCCCGTCCAATGCGACAACTCATGAAAGAGCGTTCCGTAGTATCCCGAGGTCGAGGTGAAGGCCGTGACGCGCGGCATATTGATGTAATCCGACGAGTGGTCGTAATACGCGCGCATATCATCCGTGTGGCAAATCGACGCGCCCGTTGCGCTGACCATGCAATCCGCCTCGGCGTTGCGCTCCAATTCCGTTCGCGTATCCTCCGCCCCCTTCAACTTTGCGAGCGCCCCTTCCTCGACTTCCTCCAACTGTTCCACGTTGAACACAACGAAAGACTTTGCAAAGAAATAGAACTCCTTCTCCTCCTTGCCCTTGCTGTCTTTCTTTTCCGCGCGGCTCATGAAGTAAACGTAGGTCCCTTTCTCACCCTTCCGAACCATGCACCCTGCCGCCTGAGCTTGCTTGAACGTCACGAATCCCAAATCAGTCCACCCCTTCGCCATCGCCTTAAACCACAACGCCACGACGTTGCCACCGCTGTACGCGCGCTTGGTCACCGCATTGACCGGGAAGCCCGACCCCTTCCACGGGCGAGCCCACGGCAGGTTTCCCTTCTTCATCTCTTCGACAATCTCGCCGAACACCCGGGCATACACATCGTTGTTAGTCATCTCTTCATCTCCGGTGAAGCGGCGACGTCATTGTCGCCGACCCCTAGAGAGTATCTACCTATGTACCTACCCGCAAGTCCCCCTCCAATCCT